ACTTCACTAGGTTTTAAATATGTTGAAAACTCTACAGCAACAACAGATCAAGCGAATGACAATGAACTTGTTAGATTACAAGATATTTCTGCAAATGACGTTAAACCATTAGATACAACAGTTAATTATACAGTGTATCAATTTGGATTTACACCATTTGGCTTTACGCCATTTGGCTTTACGCCATTTAGTTTTACTCCAGTATTTACATTCACACCTGTTTTTGGATTTACACCTAGTGGATGTTTCAAGTATGGAACAGAAATATTAATGTCAGACGGATCATGGAAAAAAATAGAAGAATTATTAGTTGGAGATGAATTAAAATCTGTCTATATTCCAAATCTTCCAGAGTCAGAATTTCCAGACTATATGGGATGGTGGGAAACAGATACTTTAGTCGGAATAGAATATTCAACCACAAACGTTTCTAATGTTAAACATGCAATGTTTTCTTCTTATTATAAAATTAATGAAACAATTAATGTTACATGGGAACATCATATTTTTGCATCAAAGGGAAATGAAATATGGAAATTTATTCAGGTTGAAGATTTAGAAATTGGTGACAAGATTCTTGACGAAAACCTTGAAATAGTTGATGTTATCTCTAAAGAAGAAATATTTGAAGAAATAGAAACAGTTACAATTGATACAGAAATAAAAGATGTATATTTTGTTAAAGGAATGTTGGCTCACAATATCTTGCCAGCAAAGAGTTAATGGAAAATAAAAAATATATTGATGCTGATATTATTTCTTATACAACATCAAAAGATGACATGGAATATATTCTTGACTTATTAAATAATGATTTGTCGCAAAATTATAGAAAATCTTGGGAGTACTGCTCTTCCGATAATAAAATGCACAATCCGTTTTTAAAAAATAAAGTATTTTATCAGGTTGGGCTTGAAGTTTTTACACCATTAAAAGAGTTTGCCTTAAACTATGCAATCAATGCTGATGTTGAAAATCAAAAGAAAAGAATGATTATTAAAAATAGACTTGATAAGCAAGCCATGCCAAATATTATAGATTACGTGAAGGAGTTTGGCTCAAAGATTGAAACAAGAGATCAGTGGTGTATTATTAAAAATGATAATAGTCTTGATAGTGATTTTTTTGTTGACTTTAATAAAAATAATAAAACAGTAATTTCCTGTATCTTTGCACTTAATGATAACTATGATGGTGGAGAATTTTTATTTGAAAATAGAAATGGTAATGACAAATATAAACTTCCAGCAGGAAATCTTTTGCTATACCCATCACAGTATAAACATAAACTATGCCCAGTTACATCTGGAACACAGTACTTAGCAGTTAGTTTTGGTTTAAACCCTAACAACTAGGCATATAGAGATAAAAACATCTGTGCTCTTTCTGTTTTGCCATCTTTCCAGGCACTCCAGTCATCGCCACCACCAGTCATATGAAATGCTATCTGTGCATTTTTTACTGGGTTGAACAATTCGGCATTAGATGTTAGTTCAAACTTATCTCTTCTATCTGGTCCAAGTTTACCAAGCATATTGATTTGAAAAATGCCATATGAGGCATCACCAGTTTTTTCATTACCATTAAAAGCAAGAGGTCTTCCATTAGACTCTGCCTTTGCTATAGACCAGGCCATCTTTAATCCTTGTCCCTTAAATCCAACAGCCCAAAGCACTTGCTTTAACTCATCGTCTGACAAGGAAACTGCATTGGCATATTTTTTTAAAATTGCTTCCTCTTTTGTTATTTTTACAGTTGCCGTTGTTCCATCAACTACTGGCCCCTCAGCATTTGCACTGTTAGAAATTATTGAGAAAATCCCAATAGTCACTAATCCAACCACTATCTTGTTATCAATCTTCATAGTAGTACCTCCTTAGTAAGCAAAAAACACCTTTCGGTGTCTAGTAATAATTATACTCCGAACTACACAATGAGTCAAGTCTTAGACTTTTTTTCATGATATAATGTAAAATATGTCAGCGCTAACAAATCCACAATTAATTCCATATCCTGAGTCTAGTGATCCAGTTAACGTTCATACTGACATTCAGGAGATGGCTCAGCGTGTAAATGACCTTTTTACAGCATTACAAATCCCATATTTACCATTAGCAGTCAGAAATGAAAGCGGGGCCGAAATAATAGAGGGTGCCCCAGTTTATATTGATGGATATTTAAGCGGTAAGCCAACAGTGTCAAAATGTGATGCAGATAATATTAATACATTTCCAGTAATAGGAGTTATGAAAAATACCACACAAAATACAACAGAAGGTGTTGCCGTTATCGTTGGCTTGTTAGATAATATAGACACATCAGACTATTCTTCAGGAGATAAACTCTATGTTGCTTCAGGTGGAGGTTTGACATCTACAAAACCATCTGATGGATCATCTGTAGTTGCAATTGTTGTATATTCTCACGAGTCTTCTGGCTCTATTGCTGTCGGACCAATTAAAGGAGGAAATGGCACTTGGGGATCGCTTAAAAGCGGTATCTAATAGTGTTATAATTTAATAATGGCTAATCTAAGAAATGTTTCTTCAGGACCTTTTAATGTTGGAAGCACACCACCAGTAGTGGTTTGGACAGTGGTTCGTGGAGATACAGCAGCCTTTAAGGTTTATGTAACAGATGATGCACAGGTTCCACTTAATATTCCAGACTGGTCAATATTGATGGAAATTAAAAGACCATCAAACCCTTCAGATGCTGGGTATGTAACAGATGACGCAACAATTATATTAACACTTGTTCCAGAACAAGATGCTAACGACGCTGCTGGAGAATTTACAGTTTCTTTGACTGCAACGCAATCAGATTTGCTAGAAACAGGAGACATCTTTGACATTGAACTATCTACAGACCAAAGAACCATTGTTTGGACGGTTGCTCAGGGTAGCATGAATGTAGTTGAAGATGTAACACTTTAATGGCTCAAGCCATAATTACAGATAAAAGTCTTGGTAGAGTTGTAAGGATAGACCAAGAAAATTATCCAAAAACAGTTCAGATTACAGATACACAAAGAACTGTCAGAATTAATGAAATTTTACCATTTAGAATAAGATTTACAAGTATAGGGATTGAGGCTGGAGGTCTTTCCAATACCCCACCAATTCCACTTCAAATTATTGGTTATAGTAATTATATTTTGTAAAATAATTATGTTATAATTTGCTTATGGCAATTTCATCTCTATCATTCTTAAAGACAAAGTTTCAAACTGGTGATCGTCCAACACAGGAAGATTACGAGTTATTGATTGATACCACTGCATCACAAGCAACAAGCCTTGGATCAATGGGTAACAATGACAACACAATCGAGGGCATTGAAAATGCTACAGTGATTGATAATTTTGATGCAAATCAATGGAGAATGGTAAAGTACCTTGTCTCAATTTCTATGACAACATCAGGAAATAACAAATTCTACGCAACAGAGTTGACTATACTAATTGACGGAACAAATGTAAACGTTAGCGAGTATGGCACTATCGACAATGATGGGAATATTGGCACCATTAGCGTCTCAAGGACTGGAAATACAGTGGCTTTAACAGTTACTCCAGATCCTGCAATCAAGCCAGTCACAGTTCGTTATGCACGAATTGGACTTAAGGCATAACCAAGGAGATAAAAAATGGCAACAGTAAATAAAGACTTTAAAATAAAGCAAGGTCTCATTGTTGAAGGTGCAACTGCAACCGTAGCAGGCAATGATGTACTTACAAAAGCACAGGCAGATCAAGATTATATTATTAATCTTGCTGGCGGTGGCGCTACAAGCACTAACACACCAAATAAAGTTGTAAAGCGTGATGCTAATGGTGACTTTGCTGCTGGAGAAATTACAGCAGACCTTATTGGTGATGTAACAGGTAACGTTTCTGGTTCTGCTGGAACAGCGGGAACAGTTGATAGCCTATCAAATCACAACACAGATGCACTTAGTGAAGGTGCAAATAATCTTTACTTCACAGAGGCTCGTGTAAACGATGTTCTTACAGGATCTACACAAACAAATATCAGCATTATTGAGGTTGGTGGAGTTCTGCACATTGAGGCAGAAAATGGTGTAGAAGATTCTACAACAGATGACCTTGATGAAGGTACAACAAATAAATATTTTACAGATGCTCGTGCACAATCTGCATTGTCAGGAATGTACGATCCAGCAGGTTCTGCAGCCACTGCACAATCAAATGCTGAAGACTATGCTGACGGATTAGCATCTAACTACGATGCAGCAGGTTCTGCAACAACTGCATACAACAATGCAGTAAGTTACGCAGATGGACTTGCGCCTAACTACGATCCAGCAGGTGCAGCAGCAACTGCTCAAAGCAACGCTGAAGATTACGCAGATGGACTTGCGCCTAACTACGACCCTGCAGGTGCAGCATCAACAGCACAATCAAATGCTGAATCAACAGCATCTGGATATGTTTCAACACACTCAGGTCTAACATCTGGAGTTCATGGTGTAACTGGCGATGTTGTTGGTACATCAGATACACAAAATCTTTCAAATAAAACAATCATAGATTCGCTTCACTTTAAAGATGGAGGAAATGATTACTCTGCAATTCATCCAAATGGAACAGACCTTAACATTGATGGTTCAAACAATATCACATTGACAACCAACACTGGAGACATTGTTCTTAATCCAGATGGCGGTGCATATATTGGATCAGCATCAGCAGGAAACACAATTGCAACCAACTCATATGTAGACAATGCGGTTTCTGGTCTTGCATGGAAGTCAGCAGTGAATGTTCTTGCAGATGCAAACGTTTCACTAACTGGTTCAACACCATTATCAGTTGATGCACATTCACTTTCTGATGGATACCGTGTTCTTTTAACAGCACAGTCTACAAATTCAGAAAATGGTATTTATGATCTTGCAATTTCTGGTGGATCATATACACTTACTCGTTCATCAGATGCTGATACATACACTGAACTTATTGGTGCAGCAGTATTCGTAATGGAAGGAACAACCTATGGACAAACTTCATGGGTACAGGCTGACCATTACATCACAGACTTTTCAAGTCAAGAGTGGACACAGTTCTCAGGCTCTGGTTCAGTAGTTGCTGGAACAGGTATCACAGTAGATGGTCTTGAAGTTTCTGTAGACCGCTCAACCGTTGACACTTGGTATGATGCAACAGGTTCTGCTACAACTGCAGAAACTAATGCTAAGTCATACGCAGATGGACTTGCGCCTAACTACGATCCAGCAGGTGCAGCATCAGATGCAATTGACGCTCACGATGTTGGAACTGGGGTACACGGTTTATCAGGGTCCATTGTGGGAACTTCTGATTCACAAACATTAACAAACAAAACAATTGATGCATCAAGCAATACAATTTCTAACATTGCTAATTCATCACTTTCAAATAGTTCAATCACTGTTAACGGATACTCAACAGATCTTGGCTCATCCGTAACACTAGACACTGACGATGTTCAAGAAACTGGTGCAGCAACTAACAAGTACTATACAGATTCTCGTGCACGTGCAGCATTCTCAGCAGGTAATGCAATTAGTTACAACAGCACATCAGGTGAAATTGCAGTAGATGCATCACAACTTGACACTGCTGATATAGCAGAAAATGCTACAAATAAGTATTACACAGACCAACGTGTAAAAGATGTATTGACTGCTTCAACTCAGACAAATATCTCAATCACTGAGGTTGCTGGAGAACTTATTATTACCGCTGAAAACGGTGTAGCAGACTCTACAACTGACAATCTTGCAGAGGGTACAAATAATCACTACTTTACAGATCAAAGAGCACAAGACGCTGTTGCTGGAGATATTGCAGATGCAGTAAATGACATCAACAATACAATCAACGCTCTTACAACATCTGATATCGATGAAGGCACAAATCTTTATTTCACAAATACTCGTGCACAAGATGCAGTTGCATCTGACATCGCAGCAGCAATCGCCGCTGGAGATGGTGCAGCAACACCAACATATAGTGAGATTAACTTCACTGGCTTTACAAAGCAAGTTGGAGCGTACTCATATATCGAAACAGCAGGATCACAAACAGTTTATACATGGTATGGAAGCAACTATCCAGCAGCCAAGTTCCTTGTTCGTGTTCGTGCAGGAGTTCACTCACAAATTTCTGAAATCCTTCTAACAAAGGATAATAACGGAAACGTAGCAATTACAGAATATGCAATTGTATACACAAATGGAGTAATTGGAGATATTACTGCAACATACTCAAATAACGTATACTCATTAAATGTAAATGCAACTGAAAACGCAACAGAGGTTATCGTATCAGGCATGCTGCTTGCATACGGCGACTAATTAATAGGAGGGGTAAAAAATGGCAACGTTAGATAAAGACTTTAGGGTCAAAAACGGACTGCAAGTTAACGGTACTGGTAGTTTTGGTGGTGCAGTAGTTGTAGGAACTCCTACAATTTCTACACACGCTACTACAAAAGCATATGTTGATGCAGCAGCAGGTGGTCTAATTTCAAGTTCTACCCCTCCACAAAGCCCAACAAATGGAAAGATGTGGTTTGACACAATTACTCAAAGAGTAAATGTCTACTACGAAGGTTCATGGATTACACTTGCAGCAATTGATGATACATTAACTCTGCCAGACCACATTCATGATACTTCTATCGATGGTAATGGTTTGATTGTAAGTCAATTCATTACAAGCGGTTTTATGAATACTCCACAAGGTAGCCCAATCACAGGTGGCGATCCATCAACAACACAATGGACAGCAACTTTTGATGGCGGAGTAGCAATAGATAATTTTAACTAAAAGTCTGTTATAATTACCTTATAAATTTATTCTCTGGAGGAATATAAATGGCAACTAGAATGCAACAACGTAGAGGAACAGCCTCTCAATGGACATCTGCTAACCCAATCTTAGCAGCAGGAGAAATCGGATTTGAAACCGACAATAACAAATTTAAAATCGGTGATGGCGTAAATCATTGGGCTGACCTGTCATACTTTACTGATGCAGCATCTATTTCGGCTCTAGTTGATAACGCTCCAGATCTAATGAACACTCTTAACGAAATAGCAGCAGCACTTGGAGACAATCCAAACTTTATTTCAGACTATAACGATACTATTGACGGTATCAATGCAGACCTTGCACTAACAGCAGATAGAGCATCGCTTGATGCACTTGAAGATGATTTCGGCACACACGCTGCTGCAACAACAGCGG